GGCCGTTGCTTGCAGATAGCACAGATGGGTCTCATACTGTACTTATGAGCATGGGCCTATATATAGGCCATCAACTACCAATCTTTTAGGCCCATGCCATAAATATCTATACTAGAAAAAAGGATTTTGATATGGCCCTAACATCCCCCGGCGTAGAAGTAACCATAATTGATCAGAGCAATTATGTTCCTGGCGCTACCAATTCGGTACCGTTTATTTTGTTGGCAACAGCACAGAACAAAATTTCTGGCGCTGGCGTTGGTGTAGCCTCAGGCACACTGGCTGTCAATGCAAACAAGACTTTCTTAATGACCAGTCAGCGCGACTTGTTGAGCACGTTTGGCGTGCCGTTCTTTTACAATACCACAGCAGGTACTCCGATCAACGGATACGAGCTTAATGAATATGGCCTGTTAGCCGCTTACTCGGCATTGGGCATTACCAATCAATGCTATGTGCAACGAGTAGACGTGGACTTGGCTGCCTTAACTGCCAGTCTAACTAGACCGTTGGGTGCTCCTGACAACAATACCTACTGGCTGGATACTACCAACACTGCTTGGGGAATTTTTGAGTGGAATTTGACCACTGGTGCATTTACCAATAAGGTTCCGCTGGTGATCACAGACACAGCTGATCTAGAAACTGCCAGTGTGGTGCCACTACAAAGTATTGGCAGCATAGGTGACTACGCAGTCACAACCGGTCAAACACAAACTGCCAACGTGGCTGGCGCCTTGCAAAATCCTGAATACTACAAGCGCGGTGGACCAACCAGCACACAAACAAGTTCAACCGCACTAAGTGATTTATACAACACCTGGGTTGATGTTGGTAGCGATGACTGGAAAACTGCCTGGCCCTCAATAAGCGGCACCTTGGCTCCTAGTACTCTTGTAGCAGCCAATTCAATCAGAATCAACAACACCAACACTGTAGCAGTACCAGCCTCAGCAAACAACACGCCTACCGGACTTTCTGCTGCTATCAACACTGCCAACATAGCTGGTGTTTACTCGGCTGTAATTGGCGGAGCCATGTTTGTGTATGCTGACAGCACTTCAACCGGATTTAACGGCACTGTGTCAGCAGGTGTAGCCAATGTTACCACTGGCATAGCCACATTGACATTTACCAACACAGGTAATGCTGTACCAACACCGTATGCTGTGGGCAGTACAATCACAGTAGCAGGCACAGACAGTAGTAACTATAACGGATCTTATGTGGTTACTGCATCTACAAATATTTCAGTGAGTTTTAGCTTTGATGGGGCCAACGTGGCCACAGGCAACGGCCTTATAACCAGTAGTGGCACTGTGTCCATAAACAATGTGACCGGCACACCATTAGCCTCACTGGGCATCACAGCAGGAGCATATTCAACACCAACCTATTTGGCCAACCCCAGTTATCTAAACCCAAGATGGAACAGCAGCAACAGTTTTCCGCAACCAACTGGCTCAGTATGGCAAAAGACCAACAATGTAAATCTAGGTACCAATCTTGTTGTCAAGAGATACAATGGCACACTGGGATTGTTTGTACAGCAGGCCTGTCCGGTATATGCTACCAACGAAGCAGCCTTGTATGCGCTGGATCCTGCAGGCGGTGGCTTGAATATTTCAGCCGGCAGTACCTATGCTCAAGTTGATCCATACGGCAACACCACTGGTGGCTTTATGTTGTTCAGCAGATACGTGGCTGGACCAACCAATATTACTGGCTACACAGTACCAGGAACATTTACAAGCAGTGAGACATTCACTATCAGTGCCAGCGAAAGCGGCAGCAGTGTGTTGAACACTGCCACAGCAACCTTGACAGGAACTTCAGTAGAAGACTTTATTGCGGCAGTCAGTGCTGCAGCAGTCCCTTATGTGAGTGCTTCGATAGACAGTTCAGGATTTGTAGTGTTTACACACAGCCAAGGCGGTGATATACAACTATTAGATGTCACAGGTACTCCGGTAGCAGATGCAGGCTTTGCAATTGGACAAAACATTGTGGGACTGACCTTGCTCAACGTTACTGGTCCAACACTGGTTCTCAGCAACTGGGTCAGCTATCCAACATTCAGTTATACCAGCAGTGACACAGCACCTGATCAAGATCCAGCAAATGGTACCTACTGGTACTATAGTGATCCTACACAAGTGGATATCATGATCCAGGATGGCGGAAGATGGCAAGGTTATCAGAATGTGACCAGCGACATACGTGGTTATGACCTTAGCATAACCAACGCTACCGGTCCTATTATCAGTGCCACAGCACCAACCACACAGACCGACACAGCAGAAAGTCCACTAGAACTGGGCGATCTCTGGATTGACACCAGTAATCTTGAATTGTACCCAGTGATTTATCGTTGGGAATCTGTGGACGGAGTTGAACAGTGGGTTGAAATTGACAACAGCAATCAGACCACACAGAATGGTGTGCTGTTTGCTGATGCCAGATGGGCACCAAATGGTACCACAGATCCTGTGGCCGATCCATTGCCTACCATAATCAGCTTGCTGACCAGCGATTATCTTGATCCTGATGCAGTCAGTCCAAGCCTGTATCCAGAAGGTATCCTGTTGTTTAACACTCGCAGAAGTGGGTTCAATGTGAAAACATTCCAGAGCAATTACTTCAATGCCACAGATTATCCAGCGTATCCTTGGAGTAGCACTACCACTTACAGTATCGGTAATTTGGTCACAGTGGCCAGTATAACCTACATCAGTTTGGCCGACAACAACTTTAACAACGCTGTGGGTACCAATGCATTTTGGACTCCGATTACAGTGACCAACACCTGGTTGACTGCCAGTGGCAATCGAGCAGATGGCAGTCCATACATGGGTCGTCAGGCACAACGTAGCATAATCAATCAGGCCTTGCGTGCTGGTATTGACAGCAACACCGTGATTAGAGAAGAACAAAACCAGTTTAACTTGATTGCATGCCCGGCATATCCTGAGTTGGCCCCCAATTTGGCCTTGCTCAATGCCGACCGTGGAGAAACTGCATTTGTGGTAGTAGACACTCCGTTGAGATTGACACCGCAAGAAGTTGTAACTTGGGCAACCAACAACAACGGACTGGGTGTGATCACAGGTGACGGTAATCTAAACGCTGGTGATTCTTATGCGGCTGCTTTCTATCCAAGCTGTACTACTAATGACCTTAGTGGTAACTTGGTAGTAACTGCACCAAGTCACATGATGTTGCGTACAATTATTCGCAGTGATGAAGTTAGTTTTCCATGGCTAGCACCAGCTGGCACACGACGCGGTGTAGTAGACAATGCCACACAGATTGGTTATTTGAATGCACAAACTGGTGAATTTGAACCTCTGGGTGTGAGCCAAGGCTTGCGTGATGTGTTGTATCAAAACAATGTGAATCCAATCACGTTCATTCCGGGTGTGGGTATTACCAACTTTGGTAATCATACACTGCAAGGCACAACTACAGCACTGGATCGTATCAATGTGGCCAGACTGGTAGCGTTCCTGCGTGCCAGACTAGCAGAAATTGGAAAAACATATCTGTTTGAACCAAATGACACAATTACACGCCAGCAGATAACCAATGCAATTACCAACTTGATGATCGATCTTGTGGCCAAGCGAGGTATCTATGATTACTTGGTTGTGTGCGATCTTTCAAACAACACACCAGCCAGAATTGATGCCAACGAACTGTATGTTGACATCGCAATTGAGCCAGTGAAAGCCGTGGAGTTTATCTACATACCAGTACGTATACAAAACACAGGCACTATTGGTGCAACGGTATAATGTGTCGGGACAAAAATGTCCCGGCTCATTGCCATAAATAAAAGCATAACAGGAGATTAGACAAAATGCCTTCATCATTATTAAATATGACCGTACCGTTTGGTGACGGGGGTCAGGGATTGTTGATGCCCAAACTGAAGTATCGCTTTAGAGTGAGCTTTCAGAATTTTGGAGTATCAAGCCCAGTAACTGAATTGACCAAGCAGGTGGTGGATTTTCAACGGCCAAATGTGACCTTTGACAACATTGATCTTCCTGTCTACAACAGCACAATCAAATTGGCTGGAAAATACACCTGGAATGATATCACCTGCAATCTACGTGATGACGCAGGTGGCAATGTGACCCGATTGGTTGGCGAACAACTACAGAAGCAACTGGACTTTGCTGAAATGAGTTCAGCCAGTGCCGGTAATGATTATAAATTTACCACAGTATTTGAAGTGCTCGACGGTGGTAATGGAGCCAACGTTCCAATTGCTCTTGAAACTTGGGAAATCTACGGTTGTTATCTACAAGGTGTCAACTACGGCGACATGAACTATGGCTCCAACGAAGCGGCGCAGATCGCCTTGACCATTAGATTTGACAATGCCCTACAAACCCCACCAGGATCTGGTGTTGGAGCGGCTATTGGTCGTACTCTAGGTGACGTGGCCACAGGTGTTGGTGTATAACAATCCAGATCTGACATGAATCTAGGCTCGTTTGGCCAGAACATACTACAGGGATTTGTTGGAGTCAACGGACTTCGTGATTACACCCATGCTAGTAAAACGTTCAGGAGCAACAACTATGAACTGACACCCAGGACAAAGTTCCTATTTCATTGTTATTTCAACATAAACACTGGACAAATTCCAGCGTTGGCCAAGGCGTTTGCCAACAACGATGTGGCCAGTATAGGACTCATGGTCAAAACTACAGATCTGCCCAGTTACCAGATCACCAACGAAACACTAAATCAATACAATCGCAAGAGAATTGTCCAGACCAAGATAAACTATTCTCCGGTCACGATCACCCTGCATGATGATCAAAGCGATCTCATACGCAATCTCTGGTACAACTACTATACCTATTATTACAAAGACAGCACATATGGTTATAATAATATACCCAATCAATCAGGCAGTCTAGGACCTTCTGCTACCTTGCAAAACGGGTTTGGATACGGCACACGCGACAC